CCAGCAAAAGGGGACAAATCCCCAGCTACATCTTTAATTTTTTTAAAAAACCCTTTAAGCATAATCTCCTAAGCAATTTATGTGATTGTTTTAGCAAGCTGGCAGGGCTTGTGAAATAAGCCAATTAATTGTACAATTATAGGCAAATTATTGTTATATGACAATAGATAAATGGAGGAACTCCGAATGCAAAAAGAAATAAAACTTAAATTTGACGCTATTAGACCTTTTGGCCCCACTGTAGTTAAGGGCAAAGTGCCTGATTTTATTTTAAATATTGTAAATAAAAAGTGTGATGAGTTGTTAGGTGATCCTAAATTAGCTAAACAATGGGATTGGTCACCTAATTTAGCTGGTAATGTTAAACAAGAAGTGCGTATGCCACCTGAGTGGATAGATGGTGACGGTCAACAATTAGTTTTTTTAATAGGTGAGATGGTTAAATCTTATCTGTCTATACCACCAGCAAACGAAACACTAGCGGCAGAAAAAATAGACAAAATGGTTATTGAATCTATGTGGGCCGTAAGCCAATGGTCAGGAGATTTTAATCCTGCACATATGCATGACGGAGATCTATCAGGTGTTTTTTACACAAAGATGCCAGAGAGCATTGATAAAGAAAGAGCAGTAGAAGATCATTACCCTAGTATAGGTGATATAATTTTTATGTGCGGTGATCCTAAAACTTTTAGTGGACATAAACTGCAACACTCACCAGAAGTAGGCGATATATTTTTGTTTCCATCCTGGCTTACACATATGGTTTACCCTTTTAGAACACCAAATGAAGAAAGAAGATCTGTGTCTTTTAACTTACGTTTAGTTTCAAAGGATGCAACTTTAACCACGGATGAACATAAATAACGTACCAATGGTAAGAATTACTTGGCTTGATGCTAAGGATATGGAAACAGGTTGGTTGCCCGTAAAAGACATAATGGATGCTCCGTTGGCCGTTTGTCAAGAAGTAGGATACATGGTTGTAAACAATGATGACAAAATTGTAATTATGAGATCTTGGTGCGTGGATAAAGATGACAATCATGGCGGCGGTGCTATTGCCATACCAAGAGGTTGGGTAAGAAAAATAGAATATTTAAAAGTAGAGTATGCAACACAATAAAGATACTAAATTCGTTATGTACGTTGACGATTTTTTATCTATCGAAACTTTAGAATCACTACAAGAAACTTTTCTAAATTTAAAATTTAGTGAAGTGAAAAACCCAGAGGGTCAAATATACGGATACAGACACACTTTTCCTCATAGTTTCCATACGGATCCATTATTAAAAATAATAAAAAATTATTTTTTTCCACATAGAAATTTAGTTCCAATATCAGTCAGTGCACATTTAAGACAAAATGATAAAGAGCCTTTATTTCATGTAGATGTAGAAAAAGATAATGTTGCAAATTTTTTACTTTTTGTGAAAGGAGATCCTTTGTTTAATAATGGCACAGGTTTTATGACAGGTAGCTCGTTATCAACCCATATAGGTTTTATAGAAAACAGAGCGTTATTTTTTAATGGTAGTAAAATACCACATTCGGATTTACAGTCTTTTGGAGACAGTTCTAAAAGATATACACTTAATATTTTTTATAAAGATGAATAAAATATTTATTGGCACTCCTTGTTACGGCGGCATGATTACTGCGGATTACTTTAAAAGTTGCATGCAGCTTGTAGCCTTAGCTGCCTCTAAAAAAATAGAATTACAGTTTGGAACTATAGGTAATGAATCACTTATAACTAGAGCTAGAAATACTTTGGTGCAATTATTTATGGATGGTGATTATACTCATCTTTTATTTATTGACTCTGATTTAGCTTTCAACCCAGAAGCTGTCATTAGAATGCTTGAGTACGACAAAGACGTGGTAACAGGTATTTATCCTAGGAAAACTATTGATTGGATTAAGGTCAAAAAAAGATTGAAAGAAAACCCTAATATGTCTGAGGATGAGTTACTTGCAGCCTCATTACAATATAATTTAAATGTTAAAAATCCTGATAGAATAGAAATGCAAAAGGGATTTATAGAGGTTATGGACGGTCCAACTGGTTTTATGTTAATTAAAAGAGATGTGTTTGTAAGAATGGCAGAGGTTTATCCAGAACTTAAGTTTGTGCCTGATCAACATATTAATCAATCTCACGACAAAGAATTTGATTATCACAAAACATCTGATTGGAATTACACTTTTTTTGACACCATGATTGAACCACAAACTAAAAGGTATCTGTCAGAAGACTATGCTTTTTGCCGTTTATGGCAAAATATGGGTGGTAAAATATACGCAGACATCATGAGTGGCATGACACACTACGGAAATTATGCATTTAGAGGTAATGTTGGAACTCAATTCTTGCCACAAAACAATAAGTAATTTATTATTCCCGCATGCAATTAGTAGACCTTAAATTTAGACCAGGTATAGATAAACAAGACACTGCTTACTCAGCTGGAGACGATAGAAAATATGTTGACTCTGACTTTGTAAGATTTCACTATGGCAAACCAGAGAGATGGGGTGGTTGGGTTAATCTTCCAAATCCTAATGTTACAGTTGTAGGTGTCGTTAGAGATACTCATTCTTGGATAGGATTGGACGGAACAAGATATTTAGCCTTGGGCACGGACAGAAAATTATATATTTTTTCTGAAGGGAAAGTTTATGATATTACCCCTATAAGAAGAACGGCTAGTCTTACAAATCCTTTTGCTACATCAAGTGGATCATCTACAGTAACAGTTACTGATAATGCACATTTAGCTGAGGTTGGTGCTTTTGTTACTTTTGATAATGGCTCTGCCACGAACGTCGTAGATGGTATAGACTTTAACGCAGAGTTTGAAATTTTGTCTGTGCCCACTGCTAACACTTATACAATAGATGCGGGTACAAATGCATCTGGCACTACAGCTGCGGGTGGTGGTTCAACAGATGCTAGTTACCAAATAAATTCTGGTCCAACAACTTCTACTTATGGATATGGTTGGGGAACAGAAACATGGGGTGCAAGCACTTGGGATACACCAAGATCATCATCTAATGTTGTGGTTGCAGCAAGAAACTGGTCATTAGATAATTTCGGTGAAGATTTAATTGCTACAGCTTTGGATGGTGGCACATTTGTATGGGACACATCTGGTGGTTTAGCTGCAAGAGCCACTGCTTTATCAAACGCTCCAACAGCATCAAGGTTTAGTTTAGTTTCAACAGATACAAGACATTTATTAATATTTGGCACGGAGACAACGATAGGTAACTCCGCTACACAAGACGATTTGTTATTTAGATTTTCAGATAGAGAAGATGCAACAGACTATACTCCCGTCGCTACAAACGAAGCAGGATCTTTGAGGATAACAGATGGATCTAGGATTGTTGGCGCTGTAAAATCAACTGGTCAAATATTAGTTTGGACTGATACATCATTACACGGAATACAATTTGTTGGCACACCTTTTACTTTTGGTCTTAGACAACTTGGAGCTAATGCTGGATTAATTGCACAACACGCAGCTATAGAAGTTAATGGAGTTGCTTATTGGATGTCTGACAATGCTTTCTACTTATACGATGGTGTTGTTAAAAAAATGCCTTGCACCGTTCAAGATTTTGTATTTGATGATTTAAGTTACACAAACAAAAATGACATTGCAGTTGGTCTTAATACAGCTTTTAATGAAATAATTTGGTATTATCCCTCAGCTAATGCAACTCAAATAGACAGAGGTGTTGCATACAATTATTTAGAAGGCACTTGGTATACAATAAATCTTGCAAGAACCACATGGTTAGGCGCTTACGTGTATGAAAAACCAATAGCAACAGAATATAGTGCGTCTGCAACTGCAAACGCTACAAGCATATTAGGTTTAACTGCTGGTGCGTCATCTATTTTTGAGCATGAGACTGGTAATAATCAAGCAGATGGCACAGCCATAACTGCATTTTTAGAAACAGGATCTGTTGAAATAGCAGATGGTGATCAGCTTATGTCTGTAAATAAACTAGTACCTGATTTTGACAACTTAGCAAATACCATGACTGCACAATTAACTTTAGAACAATACCCTCAGTCAGCATCAAACGTGCAAACAAGCGGAACAATAACAAGCACAACTGAAAAAATAAGCGTTAGGGGTAGAGGTAGAGCAGTAAAAATAAGATACACTACCAACACAGTAAATGATACACCTTGGAGACTTGGCTCACAGAAATTAGAAATAAGACCTGATGGGAGACGATGATATATATTAAAGACAATGTTTTGTCTGATGATGATATAAAGAAATTAGAACTTTTTTACACATATCCTAATCATCAATACGATCAAAGTATTGTTGTAGCTATTCCATCTAATTATGAAATAGTACAAAAAGTAAAAAATGTAGTAAATAATACTTTTGAACAATTTAATGAAGTTGATTGGTCACAGATAATATCTTACCCTACTGGAAGTTCTAAATCATTTCATATTGATGATGTATCAGACGCAACAACTGGAACATCTGTAACCTTTTTAAATGATGATATTGTTGGAGGTGAGGCAATTGTTGAAGGTGTTAGTATAACACCTATTAAAGGTAGAACTTATTTTATTGATGGAAGAATGTATAAACATTCTGTTTCAAATGTTATCAAAGGAGCAAGACTTACTTTAACTAGCTGGTATAAAAAGAGTTAATGACTTTAAGTCTTTTTTATAATAAAATATAGTATGGCCAAAATTAATATAACCAGATTACCTAATGCTACACAAGAATATGACGCTGGCCAGTTTGATCAAATGATTAGATTACTTGAACAAATAGTTTTTTTATTAAACACAAACTTTCAACAAGATATAAGAGAAGAAACAGAATCGGAGACTTTTTTCCTTGGCTAATACATTTAAAAGCGCCATGGTTGACATTACATCAACAGACCTTACAACCATATTAACAGTGCCTACGGCTAATCCAGGTGCCACACCACCAGTGCCACCTACTACTGACGTTGTAAAATCTATTTTAATTTGTAATGATTCAGGAAGCACGACATTAGTAGATTTGGAGGTTGTTAGATCTTCTGCTACTTTTGAATTATTTAAAGCTAAAAGTGTAGCTACTAACACTACAACAGAGTTACTATCTCAGCCTCTTGTTTTGCAAGAGTCTGATGTACTAAAAGCC